ACCCTGGTGGGCAGCGAGAAGTACAATGTCCTTATCAAGGGCAATAAGCTGCACTCTGCGTGGGGTGCCTCCGACATCAATGTGCGCGGCGGTGACGGCAAGGTCGATGGCGTTCTCATCACCGAGAACACCCTTACGAACGACGCCGGAAAGCCTAATACTCTGACCACCGACGATCACAGTTACAACGTCCAATGCTACGGCAACAATGGCCTCGACGACACCACTGAGCCCGAGCCGATCCCACCCGAACCGGAGCCACCGATGAAGAACACTGTCACCATCACTGTGACCGCCGACCCGCCCGGTAGCGTAAACTTCGTGACCGATCCAGCAATGTCCAGGTCTGCCACGCCGAAGGGGAAACCGCCCAAGCCGCCGCAGCCGCCAGCGCAAGTGCCCACTGTCACCATCGCCGTGGACGTTGAGCCACCCGATAGCTCCAACATCGTGTTCGCGGGGAGCGTGACCCGCCGCGAGTGAGGCATGTTAAAGGCGCTCGATCGCGCGGTGACATGGCTGGCGATGCATCTGTTCCCGGCCCCGCATCCGATGGGGACGATCCTCGGTCGCGAGATTGATAGCGTCGATGTTGCGCTGGCGATCTACACGCTGTGCATCGGCGTTGGGCTGGCGCTGGTGTTCGGCAACTGGTTGTGGTTCCCGGCCACCTTGTTGTGCATGGTCATGGCGGCGATGATGTATCGGATGTTATGGGGGGATTGATTGAAAGATTGGCCGCGCTACGCCAAGGCGCTCGACATGCGGCTGGCGGGCGCGAAGTTAAATGACATCGGCCGCCAGCTCGGTGTTGGGCGAGAACGCGCGCGGCAGATGGTCGTGCTGGCCAAGGCGCAGCTCGCTTATCGCGTCTTCAAGGGTGTGCCGCGACCCCTGCCGAAACTATTATGGGATATCAACGCAGCCGCGGAAGCCCTCCGACTGCACCAATCAAGCAACTCAACAACGCAAAGATCAGATAAATCACGGCAATCATGATCACCGCCCAGATCACGATATTGAGCGCGGCGGCGATGAAGCCGAGCAAAGTGGTCGGCGACGGGCCGGACCATGGTGCGCTGACCGGCGGCCAGAATGCGGTGCCGGGAGCGCCGCCACCAAGTGCCATGATCAGCAACCGCAGCAAAGCCACGATCGCGATCAGAACCACAACCCACACGGCCACGGCTTCCCAGAATTGCAAACTTAAACAGGCCATATTAGCCTCCATTGGTTTATGACGCGGCTCGGCCAGGCAAGGCGCGGCAGGGTGAGGCAAGGCCAGGCGCGGCATGGCACGGTAAGGGAAGCGGGGCGGGATTCTTCACAAAATCCCGTCCCGCTCATTCCTGATAGAAGAACGCGCCCCACACGAACAAGCCGACCACCACCGCGGCGAGCACGGCAAAGACGCCGAGCGCCCACCATGGCGGGCCGCTCCTTGAGCCACGTCTTCTTCTTTTGCATGTCACGCCACTTCGACGTCACGATCTACGTAGTCTTGGACCGCCCGGAACATGTCGTCAGCCTCGCGTTTGAGTTCGACCTCATGGCGGATGATCGGGCCGTAGTGATTGCACAGATTGCGCAAGGTCAGACCGTGCGTCTCCACCGCAAACGCCGGGCAGCTCTTGCATAGGTCCTGAAACTGGCGGCCCGCGCCCGAGCCGTACGAGTCCCACTCGCTCGAGCTGCACGACACCCCCTCGCGGAAGGCTTCGAGATAGCACGTCCCTTCGTTCTTCGCCTGCGAGTACTCGTACATAAGCTGATCGAACTCAGGGTCACTAGCGCCGTGCGCGTTGTATGAAGTCTGGAACAGTCCGGCCTCACACGTATCGCTCGACACGTTCTCTGCGCTCATGTCGCGGCCCTCGCAGTGGCGGCCTGACGACTCCCGCATACCGCTGCCGAGCATCAGGGCGTAGAGGTGCCGCAACGTGTTGACACCATCACGCTCGTTGTTCATGCCATGGGAGCGGAACTCGGCGAGGTACTCATTGAGGGCGTCCTTCTCTGAGCTGGTGCGCGCCTTCGCCATCTCCCTCGCCGCGGGGTGATCGGCCTTGAGCTTGAGGTACGTCTGCGCGAACGCCAGCGCCATGCCCTGGATGTAACCAGGAGGAGCCTTTCCACGATCATCCCACGAGTAATCTGCGACGTCAGACTCGTTCGCGATCCGGATAATCGCCGCTTGCTGCTCATAGCTCAACGCGCCGGGCGGTGGCTCTGGCGGCGGCAGCGGCGGCTTGTTGTCATAGAGCGCGCGCCATGTCTCCTCGCCGACGATGCCGTCGACTTCCAGCCCGCGCGTGCTCTGGTAGCGCCGCACGTTCTCCTCGGTGATGTCGCCAAAATCACCGTCGATCTCGCCGGTGAAACGCGGAAGCATTCGTTGCAGATCGACCACATCGGGACCGCTGTCGCCGTTCTCCAGGTCCGGCCGATCTTCGACATCGATCTCCGGGATCGGCCAATCGCGCGGCCAGGCATAGGCGATCACAGTGCTGGGATCGTAGGTGCTGACATTGACCTCGTTCGATTGATTGCCGCCCCTGCAACGGAGCATTCCGTTGTCATCCCATCCCTCGAACATGGTGACGTGACCGCCACCCTCGCGTGTCATCACAACAATCGCGCCAGGCACCGGCGCGCCGAGCTTCACGAAGCCGGGGTCACTCGCAAACGACTGCGCCCACATCCATTTATCCGTATCAGTGGGGCCGAACGGTCCGCTGATACCCTGCTTTGTGCAAGCGGCGAGGCAGAAATCCGTAGCAACGCCACACCAAGCGATGCTGTCGTCAGTGTAACCCGATGCGTACGACGCCTGCTCGGGAAACTTGCGCCCGATGTACTTCGCCATCGCCTCAATCTTCGGATTCGAGCCGTCTTCGTACTCGCTCAACCCTGTGATCGCCCGCATGACTAAGAGCCACGGAGGTGTATCTTCCTGTGCCATCTGATGGCTCTCCTATCTCGGCCGTTGGGCTTGTTCTCGTTTCTCGATTGCTTCCATGCTTCTGATGTAAGCATCTCGCGCATTGCGCGCGCCGACCAAAGCCTTCGGCGGGATCTTCGGCTGATAGTTGTCCGTGACCCAAACGCTGTAAAGCTGCGCGATATGTTTCTTGAATGCCTCACCTATCGCCTGCCTTTCCAGCTCATCAATCTGATCATCCCATTTCGATGATGCCACCGGTGCGCCCTGCGCTTCGGCTTCCCAGCGTCCCGATAGATATCCGATCAGTGCAAGTGCAAAAAGAATCACCAGCACGATGATGACCGTGATGGCGATGCGGTGGCCGACGCTCAAATTGCGCCACATCATTGCGGCCTCAACGCCAGCAGAATGAAGGTGAACGCCAGCCAGAAACCGATGCCAGCGATGACGCTAATCTCGAACGCGATCCCGACCGCGACCAGTGCCACCAGGACCCAAGCGACGTGCCACAGCGTCGCGCTGCTGTTGTTGATCATTGCGCTGCCGGCGGATAGCCGCTGAGCGCTGTGCTGCGGCTGTAAACTTGCCCCACATCAGCCTGGCGCGGCGGCGCATCTCCTCACAGTGGGCGCAGCTCATTCTAGCTCCCGTTGGGGACTTCATAACCTACGACATAAAGATCCAGGTCGTTAGCACTGAACGATCCACTATAGACCGTATAGGCATGCCAAACCGACTGCGCCCGGTTTGGCAGCATGCATTGAATCGCTTGCACTGGATTTTCACCAGCGAACGCCGCAGATAGCGGGTATTCATACATGGCCGCGCTGTCTCCGACTCCGAGATACCACCAGATCGCACCAGCGCCGCCAGACGCGACACAAGAAACATTGCCCGATACCGTGACTGTCAATGCAATGGCGGGAACATAGGCGGCAGTTGAAACGGATCCCCATACGCCATTGCCAGCATTCAAAGTTGCTCCGATATTTTTCTGACCAGCATAAAAGCACCTGTTGCCACGAATGTGAACATATTCGAGGTTTCCGCTCGTGCGCTTAACCGTCGTCAGATAGGCCCAGTGCGTATAGCCGGAGGGCAAGGTCGGTCCCGCATTCGGTCCGGCGTTCGAGCAGATGCCCGCGAGCGTCGACGTCGTCGGGTTGTAGATCGCGTAGAGGTGCACGTCGCCATTCGACAGTGCCGCGTCAGGACCATTGGCACCGGCGGCGGCGCCTTGCGTCACCGTCAAGCTGCCGTTGGTGACGAGCAGGCTGCCAGCGCCAGTCTGGTGCAGCACGGCCTCGATGAACGTGACGGTGAATTGCGTCGCGCTAGTCAAGCCAGAAAGCCCGCGCACAGCGTAGACATCGCGCACCGCAGACTTGACGTGCGCCGTCGTCGCGATCGCCGTGCTGTTGTCATTGGCCGCTGGTGTCGGCGCCGCCGTTGTTCCGACGAGCGCAGCGTTGGTGATCTCGACCGGCGATGCGGTGTTGCTCTTGACCTGCGATTTGTTCTGGCCGCCGCTCAACATCAAAACGGTGTTGGCGGGATTGGTGTCGAAGATCGACACCTGCATGCGGGTGAAATCACCAGTGTAGAAACTACTCGCCGCCGATGCTTTCGCGCTGAATGCAAGCCCGATGTTGGCGTCAGCGCCGGAAGCCTGGATTAAAACTTGCCCGGCACCGGCAGTTTGCGGCTGGATGTTGAGCCCCAAAGTTCCGCTCGCACCGAACGTCGTAACGCCGCTCAAGCGCGTATTGTTGAGTAGCGTATTGAGATCGACGCCCTCGATGGCAGTCGCCGAGATCCAGCGCGCGACTTGCGCGTTGAGCGGCGTGCCCGATGACGATACGTTGCCGCCGGACGTCAACGACATCAGCGTGCCGCCGGAAAATTGCAGGCCGGTGCCAATACTGACTTGCGACCACACCCCGCTGCCGGAACGATAATAGATGGTGTTGGTTCCGGAGAGCGCAGCGAGCGCAGCAAGATCGCTGTCGGCTTGCTGTGCGTCGAGCGTCGCCCGCATGGTCGCCGCGTCGGCATCATCCAGCAGCGTGCGCGCAAACACCGACAGCGGCGTCAATGCTGCCGCGCCTGGTCCGGTGAAATACGGCGTCTGGTCGGCTGCGCCGGTCAAGCTCGCAAGCGCGGCCAGCTCGGCATCATAAGGCTGCGCGCCACCGGTGCCGACTCTGACGTCGAGCGTCCCGGCCGAATATGTCAGGTTGGCGCCGAGCGTGAGCGCGGACCAGGTATCGGCGCCCGAGCGATGATAAATGCCGGCGGCACCAACGCCGGTCGCCGCTGCCAGCGAGGTTAAGTCCGGGTCAGTCGTTTGTTTGCCTGCCAGCGCATTGGTGACAAACGCCGTGGTCGCGATGGTGGTATTCGAAGTCGCCGGGCTCTGTGTCGGCGCGGTCGGATTGTTGAGGAAATTCGGACTATCGAGCGCCGCCAGGCCGGCGGCCTGGTAGCTCTGCCAGGATGTGCCGTAGCGCAGGTAATAGTTCCCATCCGTCGGCGCGTCAGCAACGATCCCTTGCGGCCCGGTCGGTCCTTGCGGGCCAGGGATGCCTTGGACGCCCTGCGGCCCTTGGATGCCCTGCGGGCCGGTCCCGCCAGCGGTGCCGGTGTCACCTTTCACGCCCTGCGGTCCGATCGGCCCAGCCGGGCCGGGCGGCCCTTCCGGCCCCACCGGTCCCTCCGGTCCGCCAGGCGTTCCGGGCGGCCCCGCCGGACCGACCGGCCCCTGAATTCCCGGCTCGCCGGCCACCGACACGTTCCAGCTCGGATAAGTGCCGCTGCCCTTGGTGGCATCCGGCGCGACAACGACGGTTTCGCCGTCGTAACTCACCACCACGCCCTCGAGCCAGACATTGGAATAGCCTTGCGCGGTCGCGCGTACGCGCTGGCCGGGCAGGAACGAAAGCCCGTATTCGTTGAGCACGAAGCTCTTGTTGTCGAGATCGACGGTCTGCCCGCTGTCGCTTGTGCCCGCGGCACGCGGCCCGATAGCACCGTAAGGCGCGGCGATTGCGACCGCCGTGGGCTCGACAGTGCGCTCGACAACCGTAAGACCGATGATGGTCATCGGGTGACTCCCAAGACGATTTCCAATGTGATGTCGGCTACACGGCGCGCGCTGTCAGGATCGCGGCCAACGATATCGGCGACGTAGTCGCCCGGTTGTTGCAACATCATCTCGGCGACGTCGATGTTGATGAGCAGATATCCGACGTCAGGCGGTTCGCCGATGGCGAGCCCGCCGGTTTTCGTGCTGGCCGAGATGACGACTTCATGATCCGGCGTCGAGCGCCGAACTTCCATCTCAAATTCAATCCCACGCAGGTCGAGCTGCGGGAATGTATCCATATCGCCGCTGCCGGTGTCGACCAGCCACTTGATGGAGTCGACCCAATCCTCATTGGTGCCGGTGAATATTTCCATCGCCACCAGCGGCATGGCGAGCAAGTTCGACGCGGGCATGGCGCGCGATCCTTGTTTTAGGCGATCGGTGTGATGATCGGAGGCCAGATTGAGTCGTCGGTCGGATCGACCGGCATGGCGGTAAACGAATTCGCCACGGCGCGCACGTCGTTCACGTAGCTCCAGCCGCGAGTGTATTCCGCGACGAATGCCTGATCCGGCCAGGTCGTTGTGTCGGTCCCGTGCTGCGACTGGTTCTGGTTATAGGTGGCGTTGTAATTGTTCTGCTTGAAGATCGGAAACGCATTGTTAATTCTGCGATTAGCTTCGCCGTTGACCACGGTCGTGTAATCGTCGCGCCATGTCGAGACGAGCGTCGAGACAATGTCGCCCTCGTCCGGCGATTTGATCTTGTCATCCGCGACAGCCAGGACAGTGCACTGCGCACCATGCCAGTCCCGGTCGACAACTGTATCATTGCGGTAAGCCGCGACTACGCGGACGGTGCCGTCGATAACTTGCAGATCTTGACGGATCACGAATGCTTGCGCCATCTCGTCCTCCCCGTTAGGTCACGACCGTATAAGCGCCGTTGTAGGCCAAGACTCCGGGCGCCGGAATGATCGTCCCGTAGCCGCCGCCCGCTGCCGTACTCAAAGCGATGAGATAAGACAGGTTCGAGCAGAACAGATCGGCAAATGAATTGCCGATTGCTTGCGACGTATGCCAAGTCCCCTGCGAATTGTCGCCGATCCCAAATCCGACCTCCGCATTGTAATTCGACCAACACATCCAACATCCGAGGAAGGAATTTTGGTTGCTCGAAAAACCAGATTTGTAATTTCCGAAACAGCCGGAATAATTGAAGCCATAGTTTGCGCCTGCGGTGGCGAGAACGCCGCTGCGCCAGTTGCCGACTGCGAAGCAATAGTTGCCGACGAATCTGCCGCCACCAAAGAATCCGCCATCGCACCCCCACACCGAGACGTTGAGGGCATTAAAATTAGTGCCGACGCCGGTGAAGCCAGTGATGCCGTTGCCAGACCAGAAATTCGGTCCAGTGACGAGAATGTCCTGGATGGTCGGCATCTGCGGACCGATGTTCTCGATCCCAAAAACGGTTGCCGTCCCTCCGCTCGATGGCACCAGAATTTCAACGCCGAACCTAGTGCGCAGCATGGCGATGTTATTTTGCGAGTCGTTGTTGATGTTGCCGGTCTGCGAGAACATCCCGCCGGTGAGATTGCCAGGGATCTTCATCTCGCCGCGGATCGTGATGCGGTCGGCATTGGCATGATTGACTTTGAACGGGGCATAGCAACCGGGAATTCCGCCGGGACTGGTGAGCGGTCCCGCGCCCTTCGCTATAAAAAACGTGACCCGCGCAGTGTGCATGATGGTCTTGCGCCGGATCGCCGCACATCCGTCTTCGACCGTGGCGAATTGCGATGGGATATTGAATTGACAATCAGCAGTGATGAATGGGTTGGGCTGGATCCAGAATTGCGTACCGTCATAGATGAATAGCATGACGTCGCCGGTCTGCATGTCGCCTTGCAAGAGCGGATTGCCACCGCCGCCATTGGCGCGGATCGGCCTGTCGCCGAGTGACCCGGTCGATGTTCTGAAACGCGCGATGCTGGCGCCGGTGCAGGTCGTGTTGAGCCGGACCAGGAACGGATCGCCTGCCACAAGCGTGTAATCCGTCGGCAATGTCGTGAACGTGGCGTCGACGATGTTAGCCGTGTTCGATTGATCGACGGCATAGGGAATGTTCACCAGATTGTTGACAACGCCGCCGGTGGTGCTGGAACCGACAAAGTTCACCAGTTGGAAGCGCGTACCGTCAAACACCATTTCGGCAATGCCACCACCAGGCAAATCGCCCGGTTGCGTGCTGCCGCCGTTCATTCGAATGATGCCAACCCGGCCAGCACCGGCATCAATTGTCGCCGCGCCGGTGCTGGTCTGATAGACCTTGACCCGCAGCGTGAGGCCGACGGTGTAGGATGTAATCGGTGGATCGAACGACACCGAAAGATTGTTGACCGAGCCGCTGTCTTCGGCCCAATTCATCCGCTGCGAGCGCACACCTTTGGCGACTTGCAGAAGATCGCTGTCACTCGGCGTGAATTTCGATTTCTCGATGATTGCGACAAGCTCGCGCATCGGAAATTCGAACGCTGCTGCCGGCGGCACCGAACCGCGCTGACCTTCAACCGGATTGCCGTTGATGTAATGCGCGTCATCGCCTTCGGACTCGCGGCCATACGGCGGTTGATATCGCATAGTGTCCGCTCCCTCTTAAGGTAGACCCGCCATTGGATCGCTTGTCCCGATGTCGGAGAAGTTAAGCACCAACTCGGTGTGTGCCGGCTTCCATCTATTGAGCAAGCACAGCAGCTCATCCGGCACGCCGATTTCCAGATGATGATCGACACCAGCCTGGCCGCTGCCGGCGCGGAACCAGTAATAGGCGCGCTGACCGACGTTCACATACCAGGCGAATCGCTGTTCTTCTGGCCCGATATACCAACGGAATTCCTTGGCAGTATCGAGCGAAGCCGTGCCGTCTTCGGCAAACTTGAGCGGCCGCGTCTCGCCGCATTCCGACACGCCGGCCATGAACGGCGCAAATTCCCCGATATAATCGTCGACAACTTCATAACCGACGAACTCCATGAGCTTGATAAAATAGGCGCGCGACTGCCCGCCCAGCCAGGTCATGTAAGTCACAAGCATCTTGCGGCGCGCGTCGTCGGTCGTGGCCGACGGGAAGCACGGATCCGGCAAGCCCCAGCTCGCTTCCCAATCCGGCAACAGCTCGACGGTTTGGCGCGGGTCGCTTTCGCGCTCGAGCAAGTCGGCAGCGCGGTTGTCGACGAAACCCCAGATGTTCGCCAGGCCCCGGCAGGTCTTGGCCAGCACGCTATCCGGCTTGCGCGGCCAGGCAATGCCCTTCGGCAACAGTTGCAGCAACGCAACAAGATATTCGCGCCCACCTCGCCGGACGTGCCGATCACGCTCGGGCGCCGCGAGATTGCGCGCCATGGCATCAATTCCCGTAAACGATGTCGTGCAGCACGCCCATGTGTCCGGGGCTTGCCATCACATCATCGCGCCAATCGAGCAGGTCGAAAGAGATTACGCCCGGCGTGTTCATGATTGCCTGCGCCTTCCACGCCGCGAAGATGGTTTGGCCTGGTGCAGCGAGTTCGTACATCATCGTCTGCAAACTGGCTTCGATGGCTGCGCGCGTTTCGGGATTGTCGGGAATAAGCGCCGTCAGATGCACGTCGATGAATTGCTTGACCGGCGCCAATACCCAAAAGTCCTTCACCGCCACCGGCCGCTGTGAATCGATGTAAGTCGTCGCGGCCTCGAGATCTTCGCCGCGCGGCCAGCCATCATTGTCGGCGCGCAATTGATCGAACAGCACGCGCACCGTCACCGTGCCGATGCCCATTTCATTGGGCGCGCACCAGGCCCGCGTGCAGCCGGGAACAGCAAGTGCCCAGCGCACGTAATCATGCGCCGCGCCGCCTTGCGGCGGTTGCCGAATGCGCTGCAACACGCGCATGCGCAAATCGTCATCAATCTCGGTATCGGTGCCACCGGTCAGCGATAGGACTTCGGCATCGCTGTTGATATTGAGCGGCGGTGCCGGCAGCGAAAGCGTGGTGCCCGGTTCCTGATTGCTGGCAGCACCAGGATCGAGCGACCTGATGGGAATCTCGACCTCTGCACCACTCGCCCCGGTCACCCCTTCCTCGGTCGTTTCATAACCGATACCGCCGCCAGTCAATTGCGTGCCGACCGGAATCACAATGCCCTCGACCACGCCGCTGAATGTGGCGCTACCTTCGGCAAAGGTTGCCATCTTGCGGCCGACCGTGCCGTCAGCATTGACCAGCCAGATGTCGCCGTGTCGATCCAGCCATTCCGTCTCGGCGGTCAGCGGCAAGAGCTGCAACGCCAGCCAGTCGATATAGCGCAGCGTGTGATGCGCCAGCCCGGCCATGGCGTCGGCCATGACCCGCAACACGTTGTTGCCGATGAAGGCGGCGCCGTACAGGCTGGCCGTGATGTCATCACGGACCATCTCGCGCACCTGGCGCAAGCTCGGAGTCGTCCAAGGCATGGGGATTCAGACCTAGAATGCGGCGTCAGTCATTTCCGACCACAAATACTGCCAGCGCAGCTCGATCGCGGTTTTCGGCCCGCGATACATGGTGACGGCAACGTCGATGCGTTCCTTGCCGACGCGCATGGCGTCGACGTCGATGCGGGTGCAAACCCGCCGATCAATGAACGGCTGCAACGCCTCGCGCACATAGGCTTTTGCACGCACCACGGTGGCGCCTTCCTTGGCGCCGGGATCAGTGATCTTTGCCCGCCGCAACAGCCAGTGCTTGCAGCCGATCGGCCAGCCGTTCCAGATTTCTTCGGCGTCAATGTCGCCCCACCAGCCGCGGCGGTCCGGGTCATCAGGGTCGGGCAGCACATCTTCGACGCCAGCGAGCGCATCGGTGCCGACCGCCAGGCGTACCGCGGTCGCCAATTCTTCATCCTCGCTCAAGGCGCCGTCCGGCCGCTGGAGCCAATCCATCAAAGTTGATTCCAGCTTGAGCTGCGTGTCACGGAGTTTGATATCGGTCATGACTTTACTATGCTGTCGCTGTCGTCGCCGCCGACCACATCAAGGTTGAACTCCATCGAGTCCATGTCGGCGGCGGCGACACCCCTATTCATCTTTGAAGCGGTAGGATGGTTCGCAGCGCCGATGCAGCCACACCAGCGCGCCAAAGATGAGATATTGCCAGACCGGTCCCTTGTAATAGACATGCTCGAAGCCGTAGTGACCCTCGAGCCCGCACCAGGCGCAGACCGGTCGCGTTGCTCCTGCCATTGCTATCTCCTGCGCCGCGCGGCGATCATCGACCGATTGATCTGCGTGCCCGCCACGCCCGTGCGGACCATGAGCGTGACCGTGATCGGCGAGGCTGATGCGAAACGGAACGGCCCAAGATTGATCTGATCCATCGCGCCAGCCGACGTATGCGACGTCATCTGATAGTTGGGAAAAACGCCGCTTAGCGTAGCGCTTGCGCTCAAGTCCCATTCTATACCGGTGCCGCTGCCGCCCGGCGCGATCATCTGCACGTTCGCCCACACATCCCAATCACCAGCCGTCAGCGACAAGGCATGGATGGCCGTGACCGTGCTGACGGTCGGCGTGACAGGACTGGCAAGAATGTTTTGCTGATATTCACCAACATCGCCCGCAGTTGCGCTTGCCGTTCCATCGCTGCCCTTCAATGCAGTTCCAGTCGCGGCAAATGAAGCGCCGATAACAAGTGCACCCGCGGCGTTCATGACTGAAAAATCAAAACGAGTCGGGATGATGCTTCCCGATGGAGCCGCGTTCACCTTGACATTTAATTGCGCCGCGTTGATCCAGGTCGTACCATTGGAACCGTAATACCAGAGCATCCCAAGATTATCGCCATTCACAACCGCGCCATGTGTTGCTATGGACGCGCCTCGCGATTTCGCAAAAACATTAGAAGCTCCAGTAGCGTTAGCTCCGAAGCCAACGAATGACGTCGACCAATCGGTGGCGGTCAGACTGGTTACTTGAAATCTTGTCGGAGCGCCGTCGATAGTCAGATCGGCGGTATGATTGACGAATATTTTTGCAGCACCGCCGATCTGATTACTGTCGTCAATGATGACGCTGCTGTTCTGCACCACCTTGCCAGTCGCGAGATCGAAACGAACGATGGCGTTGTCGGTTGCGGAACCAGGACCGGCGACATTGCCATAGTTCTGATTTGCGGCGGCGGTCACCAGACCTTTTGCGTTGACAGTAATTCCCTGAAACGTGCCGACATTGGAATTGACGGTTGCCAGTGTTGTGGCATTGCTGTCGGCCGCCGCTGTGACATCGCCGGTAAGCGCCGCGCGCTTGACCAACGCTTGGCCAGCCGTGCCGAAGTCCCAAGTGATGCTCGTGCTGTTGGTGCCAACTCGCTCGGCGCTCAGTGTCGCATCGGTGGCGGCAACGATATATTGAGCCGTGGTCGGTGCGCCGCCACCACCACCGGTCGCTGAAAGCGTGCCGCCTGTGAAGGTCAATCCGGTGCCAATGGTGACTGACGACCAGGCGTCAGTGCCGGACCGGTAGTAAATGACGTTCGTGCCAGTGAGCGCGGCCAGCGCAGTCAGATCGCCGTCGAGCGGCTGATAATTCCCGGCCGCCTGCGCACCGATGGTCGTCCGCACCGCCGCGGCGTCAGCGTCGTCGAGTATCGTTTTGACGAAGGTCGAGATGCCGAGCGTGGTCTGTGCTGTCCCGGCGTCAGCATCATCGACCAGCGAGCGGCCGAAGCCGGTGAAGGTCGCCAGCGCTGCGGTTCCTGCCCCGTTGAAGTAGGGCAACCGATCCGCCGCCGACGCTAGCCCCGCCAACGCCGTCAGCTCGGTATCGAGCGGCTGGAACGGACCGGCGCCCGCTGTGATCGTCGGCGTCAGCGTCCCGGCAGTATCGTTGTAACTCCAGGTGATCCCGGTGCCGTTTTGGATCAGCGCAGCGGCGCGATCATCGACGCGCTCATTGGTGAAGTAGAGATTGGTCGAGCCTTCCGGCACCGCGTCGGTCGAGCCTGGCGATGGCGAAATCTCGACATAGGCCGATCCCGACCAGCGATAAATCTTCTCGGTGTCGAGCGCGACATAAATCACGCCCACCGTACCGGTCGCCGGGAAGGCGGCGAGATTGGCATATTCAACGACGTCATCGACGTAGCTCGGTAGCTGCGCGGCCGGGACCTTGGCGCTAGCATCGAGCGAGGCGTAACCGTTTGCTGCCCCCTTGTTGGCGGTGAGTTCGTAGCCCTGCGCTTTGACAAATGCCGTAGTCGCAATCGACGTGTCGTTGTCCGCGCTCGCTGGCGTCGGTGCCCGCGGGTCACCGGTGAGCACCGGCGAGTCCAGCGTGGCGAAGATCAGCGAGGCGTCCGCCCATCCGCCACTCTGGCGGACGTAGGGAATTCCGCCGGTTCCGGCCTCACCGACGACGGCGTTGAGCGTGCCGCCGGAAAACGTCAGGTTGCCGCCGGTGACGACGCCGCTCCATGTGTTTGCCGCCGAGCGATAATAGATACGGTCGACCAGGCTGGCGGCGGCCAGCGACGTCAGGTCAGGGTCGAGCGGCTGGAAACCAAGCGACGACGGGGCGATGCCTTGGATGTGCGTGGCATCGGTCCATTGCGCGAGCTGCCCGTTGCTCGGCGTGCCGACGTTCGACACATTGCCGCCGCCGACACCCGCGATTGCCGTGACCACGAAGCCGGTGGTGGCGATGCTGGTGTCGGCATCGCCAGGCGACGGCGTCGGTGCGCGTGCATTGCCGGTGAACACCGGCGAATCCAGCGGCGCATAGTTGGCGAGCGCTGCCAGCGTGGCGAAGTTGCTGGCGATGTCGGCCCAGGCCGCATTCCTGCGCGCGTAATAGATGCCATTGCTCGGCGCTTCCGGGACGCCGCCACCACCGCCATCGCTCGGCGTGCCGACGATGGTGAGCCCGCCACCTATGGTCGAAATCGGCGCCTCAAGCTTGTAGCCGGGCGGCACCGGAATGTCCGGCCAACCCGCCAGCACGTCATAGGCAATGACATCATCGACGGTCGTGAGCGCGTTGACTTCGCCGATCTTCTGATTCTTGATAATGAACAGATCATTGGTGCGCTCGGCAATGCCGGACAGAATTGCGGTCTGCTCGTCCGGTGTGACATTGACCGGTGTCGTCGAACCAATCGGGATCCATTGCGCGTTGGCGGGGACGACTTGACCGATATTCGTCCAGGTCAGACTGCGGATCGCGGTGACGTTGGAAAATGTTCCCGGCGTGATGGATGAGATATAACCGAGAGTATAAGTCGAAACCGGCCCGAAGCTATATGGGATGTCCGGCATAGTCTCAGCCGGCGCCAATCCTGGCGCGGCTACATAATAGGTTGTCTCGCCAATGTTGAAGTTTATCCGAGCAATCGATGCATCAAGCTTAGCGTTGATCGTGTCGTTGATGTACCCGATGGTCATGTTTCCGGTGTAGCTGATCTCGTCATTGATCTCCCCCGCCAGCGCCGAGAATATCGAATTGGCCCCGTTGACCACCGTCGTGTTGACGCCGTTCACCACGATCGAATTGACTTGCGAGATCAGCACATTTCCGATGGCAGAAATTCCGCTGTTGATCGTCGAGACGATCGCATTCGTGTCGGTGACGATAACTGCGTTGATGTTCGGAATGAGCGCATTGAGCCGATTGATGACTTCGTTTAATTTCACCGTCGCCGATTGCAGGCCGCCCGCGGTCGATGCATAGAGCGAGCCGTCGGTAGCGTCCCACCAATAGTCCCCCGCCGCGACGATATAGTGATACGGCAACTGCCGCTTCGATTCGAACAGTTGCTTGATCAGGTCGATCTGGACTTTCTTGGCCTGATCCAGCAGCAGGTTCTTCGCCTGCATCCGTTCCAGAAATTGCTGGAACAGCGGCACATAGGGAGATACGTCATAAAACTCCTCACGCAACCCATTTAAGTTTGCATCATCATCGCCGCCGTTGACGACCTCTTGCCGCTCGATCTCCCCCTTTCCTTCCTGCCAATGCACCATCCACAAGTCGGGATCGTCAATAATCAATTCAGAAAAATCCATGCCTCTGACAGAGGCATTGTCTACGCTCATGATACAAGGCGGATCAGTTTGCAGCCACCAACGCATCGCGCATTACCCTTCCTTGCAATACTTATCTTTTTTCACAAGGCATGGGATCGTCCACCAATTGCCGTCCGCGTCGTTAAAAATGCGGTGGTCACGAAACCGGATGTGCGTGTGTTCTTCGGTGACTTGCGTGGATTTTTTCTTGTCTTGCTCGTAATGCGTCGAGCTGTCGCTGTTACCCTTTTGCGTGGCGTAGCTTTTGCCGTGCTGCGAATAGGTGGCCGTGCCGTTCTGTTCAATCGCAACCTCGGATTTCTTGTTGTCGTCCTTGGCCGACTTTTGCCCGTATTCCTTTTTTTTCTTCTGTTGCTTCTGCGCCCGCTGCGGGCCGGGCTTCTGCTGGCTGTCATCATCCGGCTTGGGCACCAGCGCAATGCGCGTCAGCTTGTCCTCGCGCGTCGAAAGATAGGTGCCATCCTTCGACAGCAAGAATTGCTGACGGTCCTTCTGCAACCGATGCTGCGCAACGTCGCCTTCCTCCAGCTCGACCAGGCGATGGCGCCGGTCGCCGACCGCAATCATGACCGGATGCGAGCGCGAACCGTTCATATACAGCACGATGGCTTCGGCAGCGTCGCCCTTCGGTTGCTCACCTTCCTCCCCTGGCGTACCACCTTCACCGCCAGGCCCGCCGCCGCCATTGCCACCCTGCTGGCCGCTTTGCTGCTTGCCTTTCTTCTGGTCTTCGTCTTCCTCATCCTGCTTGGCCGGAACGCTGGTGCTGCCATAGTTCTCGGCGTATTCCACATCGGTCGCCGTCTCGCTCGCCATCACGTCGATGGCTTTGGCCTCACTCCACAGCGTCTTCGAATTCAGCTCGCGCAAAGTCGCGCGCGAAGCGCCGGTCTGCGCCCGCCGCGAAGCATCACGAGTCGATGTCCGCATTACCATGTTATTGAGATTCCCTATTCGCCTAATGATGGGGGTCGATCACCGGAGGGCGCACTGGTACTGCCGTCACTTTGGGTCAGGTCGGGCCTGCCCTCGCTATCTTTGCCGCCCTCGCCGTCTTCACCGCCGGGCCGTTTCAGCTCGAGCGTGGTGCGCGTGCCCGACTTGTTGTCTTGCGTAAATGTCGCGCTGACCAGATCCAGCGTCTCATCGACAATCAACATCGGCGACTTGACGTGCACCTTCTCGCCGGGTTGCCACAACCCGCCGGATGATTTCAACCAGCCTTGCACCACGATGGTGACTTGCAACTGTTCCTGCCCGCGCACCTGGCTTTCGAACTTGCTGCGCGACTCGGCATCCTGCTGGTCACCAGGATGCTCGGCTAATTGTCGATTGGGCGCATGCACGCCTTTGCCGCCGGTGTTGACATTGGCTTTCGAGCTGGCGTTAGCCCCATGGGCAACCTTGGCGCCCCATCCGCGCAGATCGTGAGCGCCCTCTTGACTGATCGCGCTGTTGGGTCCGCCGCCTTGCTTGACGGTCATCACTTCGTTGCCCTCGAGGATGTTGACACCCTCGATCAGCGACTCGCCGCCGCCAGTCCATTGTATGCGAGCCGTCAGGTTACCTTCCTTGTCAGTGCCCATGGTGATGCCGCGTTGACGCGCCAGCATCTCGAGGAAGTCATATTTGCTCATGCCCGGCGGGATCGACGCGCGCGGGAATGGCTTGCCTGGCAGTCCAGTCTTCGGCACCACGTTGATGCCGGTTGGCTTGACCACTTCGTCGGCAATTTGCTTCCACGACTTATTCTTGAACTCGCCGGTCTTAGTCATGGCCGCGCCATCGGCCAGCGCCTTGGTATAGCTGACGCCGATGATCTCGATGCCGTGTTGCTCGCCGGTATAGGCCACCTGGCGCGTCTCGACGTAGCCGGTGATGGCCAACACCCCGCCGAGCGTGATGCTGCAATGATCGCCCGGCCGAATGCGCAGCGCCGCGAAATCCTTGGCCAGCGGCATGCCTTCTGTCACCGTCAACTTAAATGAATTGTTGGATTCGCCCTCGACCAGCTTGACCAGCACAGACTCCCAATCCCGGTAATTCATACCGTTGACCGTGATCTGTGCGACCTCTTGCGGCTTCGGCACCGGCGCAACTCCTACGCGCTCAATGCCCTGACTCGGTTTTGAAAGAACGCGGGATGCACGATTTTATTTTCAGCGGCTAGTTCTTCCGCGCGCGAGCCCTCGCTATAGATGAATTGGCTCAACGCCAGGCCGGGCATCGGAATGAGCTGATATTCAAGCATGCGCGGCAGCGGCCGCGCGGTGTCGGCCAGGTAGCGGGTGATTGACCCAGCCAGCCCGATCAGCGCAGCGTAGCTTGGATTGTCTTGCTGACCGGCCGCCAGCTCGATCGCGATATCGAACCAATTCTTCATCCGCCTAAGCATGGACTCGACATCTTCGCGGCTATCAAATTCGGTCTTCGCCAGAATGCGCGCGTCCTGCGCCAGCGCAAACAAGATGCTGTTCTGCACCACCGCCACCGCTGCCAGGTAGCTCGGTTGCTCGCTGGTCAATTGCTTGAGTACGTTGTCCATCCACTTGACCGAAATGCCGGCATCGGTGGCCAGGCGATAGCAGACCAGCAATCGGCGCCCGAACGTGCCATCGCGCACGTATCTATTGATATGCGCGCGCAAGTCACCGACGGCATAGCGCAGTTGCGATGCCGCGCGGCCCTTGGCTTCGGTGAAGGCCAAGAGCTGGTCGGTCGAGCGCACAATGATGCCCTCGATTTCGCTGAAAACTTTCTTGTTGAACTTCATGCGCTACCTATGCCGCCCTGACCGATGGGCTTGCCGCCGGCAAGAACGCCGCTGTTGATGGAGCTGACGCCAGTGCTTTCGGCGGTGCTGGCCGAATTGAGCATCTGACTGCTGGCGTCGGCGAAGCCGGTCATTGCCGGCCGACCAGCTTCGACAAACTGCATGTCGAATTCGACGTAGCCGCCTTGCTGGCGCTTGTCGCCATAGGAGTAGCGCTCGCACATCACCAGCATGGTGCCGAGCGTCGGATGCACCAGGATGCCGGCGTCGTCGGCCTCGAGCGCACCAATCAGCGCAGCGATTTGCGTGAGCAGATTGCCGCCGATACCCTTGTCGCGCAGGATCAAGTAACCGGTAAATTGCCAGCGCACCGCTTCGCGGCCCATGTCCTCCGAGTAGGGATCATTACGTTTGGGATACTGATGCACGACGGTACGGCGGCCGCTCGCGCGACTGCTAACCTCGACGTGAAAGATGGCGCCGCGAAACGAAGCCGGGATAAGATTGTCCCGCCAGACATTCCTAATATCGCGGATAGAAGCCATGGTTTATGCCGGTGATTGAATTTTCCCACCGCCGGTGGCGTCGGATTCTAGATCGCGATTGATGGTCGTATTGACCCCATCGCTCGGCCCCATTTTTGCGCGCACACCGCGCGGGCCTCGCAGATTGAGCGTGAGCGAAAGCGACATACGGTCCCGGCGCCGCCTCGGCAGCATGAAGCCAGGCCCGCCCGTCTCCGTCTCCACCTCTGGCTGACTTGGTTTCTGCTTTTTCAAGTATTCGTCGAAATCTTGTTGTGCTTGGATCTGCGCTTTTTTCTCGGCGCTGCCACCGGCGCGCCGTTCTAATGTCCGTTGCAGGATTGCGGCCAGCTCCGGTTTGTCTCTGTAATAGCGCGCCAGACCGCGTTGATAGGCTGCAATTTCGTCGCGTGTCCCGCCGCTGTATAGACTCAAGCCTTGGCCGATAATTCCCGCCGCACCAGTCAGGCCGCCATGAATTCGTGCGCCGCCCATATATCCGACGCCGGTGCCACCACCACCACGCGCCACCATTTCCTCGAGGAAACGCAAGTAGCGCGGATCCCGGCGCCCAATTAATTTTCCCCGCTCATCCAACAAATCGAAATCAGCGGCCAGACCACCGCCTGTTACCGGGTCAAGATTGTGTCGGCGCGATCCTTTATGCCGATGACCTTGCCCGCCAGATTCGATGTTGACCGTTGTAACGCCAGCCGCAATAGCCGCCTCATCTAAGACAGCCTCGAGACGGGGATCAATTTTGTTGTAGCGATACTTGCTATAATCGCCGAGCTGACTCTGCTTAACGCGAGTCACCTCATCGGCACCAGCCTTGTTGGGCTGCGATACCGCTGGCTGATTTTGCGAATCCGCCGGAGGGTTTTGCGATTGCGGGGGAGGCGCCTGGCTTCCATCACTCCTGATTCGTAGCGCCGCGTTGCGCGCTTCCTTCATGTCGTCATCGGACAGCGGGTTACCATATTGATAGCCCGTCTCGAGCCGCGACATATAATGCAAAAACCGCAACCCGGCGGGTGACAACAGAAATTCGCGCGTCATCATGGTGTTTGGGGGGACGCCAGCCGCTCTTGCAGCTTCGATACCGTATCCCCGTCGTTTGCCCGATGGGTCAACCCACGTTTGAATAACCTGCTCGATGGTGGCGCCGCCCCTCCTGCCGCCATAGAGTTCGCTTTCGAGCATCTTGCGGATCGCCGCAGCCGCGCCCGCCTTCATGTTCGGGAATAATGCACCAACATCGTATTGCGATGTCCGCTCACCCGGAATGCCGCCTTGCTGTGTGGCCCATTTATCGTGCCACATATTGAACGGATTATTTTTGCGCTGGCCGACCGTGCGCGACGTATCGGCACGTTCTGCTGGGGTAGGAATGCGTCCGCCCTTGATGCGGAATTCCTCATCCGTCGTTGTCGGTGTGCTCGGTGAGCGCGGCGCGTTCGTCGTGGTGCTGGTGCTGGTAGAACGCTGACGCGCCCCACCGCCACCGCCTCGAGGCGCCCGACCGCCGCCACCGCCGCCACCGCCGCCACCTCGAGGGGCACGGCCGCCGCCGCCACCGCCGCCGCCACCGCGGAAGCTCGAGATCCGCCCCGCCAGGCCCGCCATCGGTCCCGCGCCCGATGCGTCGGTGTTCAACGCCAGCGAATTGACCACGTCAGCCAGCCGCGTGACGTTGGCCGTGACTTCCTTCACGGTCTGCCGCAGCTCGGCGGTGTCGCCGGGTTTCAGATAGCCATAGTTGGATTGCGGCGGCGGTTGCCATCCGCCAGCAACCCGGTAGGGCGCGGCGGTTTCAGGATCGAATAACTCGCTGCGCTTGCCGGGAACAACGACTTCCGGCAGTTGGATGATGCCGCCCGGCCCGGTCCCGCGCGGCACCGGCGACGTGAGTGGCCCCATGGGCGGCAACCCGCCACCGCCTGCACCTGGCGGCCGTGGCGTCGGCGCTGGCACCGATGGCACTGACGTCGTCGGCCCTGTCGGCGCTGTCGTCGGCGCTGCCGTCGGCGCACCTGGTGGCCGTGGCGCCGGTGTCGGCACGGTGCCGCCTGCGCCTGCGCCTGCGCCCTCACCCTTGCCCATGGCGTTGGCAAGCCCTGCCAGCCCGCCCGCGGCAGCAACCGCGGTCAAGCCAGCCGCGACCGCGGCCAGTCCGCCCCCGAGCCCGCCAACCCCCAGCGCAACACCAAGCCCGATGAAGATCGTTGGCCAGCCGCCCATCTTGTTGACAATGGGATCCAGCGTTTCAATGAACTTGGTCGCCGCATTGATGATGGCAATGATTTTGTCGCCGACCGCATTCCAGTTGATATTGATTGAGCCCAACCAGGCGCCGAAGTCTTTGGCAATTTTCCCGCCCGGCCCCTGCAAGAATTGGTCAAACGCTTTGATCATGGCAGTTGCCGCCGGCATCAGCGCAACCGCGAGTTCCTTTTTGACGTTGTCGTAGCTGATATTGAGCTTGAGCAATTCCAGGTTATAGCGCCGCATCTCGGCGGCTGACATTTGATAGATTTCGCCGAGATCGCTTTCCTTGATTTTCAGCGCATCTTTCCAGGCCGTCGATAAGCCGACGAAGTTCGCCAGGAACGATTGCCCGCGGCGATTCTGGACGTTGCTCATGCCGCCAAGGAAGGCTTCGATGCCAGCTTGTGTGCTGACTTGCGCCGCCTGCCTGACATGCGCGAGAAATTCGGGACCTTGTCTGCTCTTATAAATCTCGGCGAATTGCGCGGCCTTCGGCCCCTTCACCACCAGGTCGTCGATGACGCGCGCCAGGTTGGCAATCTGCCCCTGCGACTCTTGGGCGGTGAGGCCCAACGCCTGGCCACGCGCCGCCAGCGTTTCGAATTGCTTGGCGGTGAGCCCGACAGCGGCCGCCGTGTAATGCACCTGTTGCGTGTTGCGCGCGAGATCGCCGAACGATTGCGTCAGCTTGGCAACACCAGCAACCAGACCGCCGCCGAGAAACGCGCCGAGCCCGGTCAAGCCCAGCAGCGAACTAAACTCGCGCCGCAGCGCGCCGACGGCCCGGCCAAGGCTCGCAAAACTTTGCTCGAGCGGCCGGAACGTGTTGCGCCCAAGCTCCTGGCGCAAGCGTCGTTGGGTCTGTTGCAGCGAACGCGACAGCTCATCGCGAATGATGACTTCAACGACCGGGATGCGGCGCGAGCTGATGGCCATTATTGAAAGCTCAAGCGATTATCGGGAACGTGGTGAGCATTCTGCATCTGCACCGCGCCGTCCATTGGCTGCGGCTTGAACAGGGCGCTGGGATTGCGGGCACCGCTAGCGAGGCCACCGACGTCGATGTCCACCGTGGCACTGCCGCTTAGGGCGCCGCTCTCTTGAGCGAGTAGTCGTGTGATCGAGCTGACGCCGCCGCCGCCAGGCTCGGCGCCCTGTAATCCACCAGGATCAAATCCGCGTTCGGTGAGTTGCGAGGTGAATTTAGAAACCAGGCTAGGCCAGAGTCTATTCGTTCCGCCCGGATCATTCGGATATGGCCTGCCGGTTCTCGGATCCGTTGATGGCGAATATTGTTCCGCCAAGCCTTCAAATGTGCCGCCGCCTCTGGTTATATTTTTTGCAACGACCGCCGCGGTTTTCTCGATCCCTGCCCCGATGGTTGGGAAGTTCATGAATTTGGTATTGCCGCGCCCCCCTCCCATCAGCCCGCCCGGATTGAGATAGGCCATGGTCGCGCGGCTCATTCCAAAAGGACCGCCCTGCGGCGCTTTCGATTCCAACGCCATGATGCCTGCAAGCAACGATGGCGAAACATCTTGTTGAGCTGCGGCAGCAACGACGGCATCATACTGACCCGCCATTGGCCCCTGCCTAAACATTGTGTCGTAAGCCGCTCGGCTAAGATCGCCGCCGAGCTTGTCACCGCCATCGAGCTGGTATCCGCTCGCGCCGAAGCCGCCTTCCGGGCCGCCGATAGCTGTTTGCCCAAGATAATCGGCCAGATGGCCGGTCCCTATCGCCAACTGCTCAAGCTCGCGATTGAGCGCATCGCGCTCGCGTTCGTCTGCTGCCTGCGCCGCCCGCCGCTCTTGCTCATTCTGCGGCTTGCCCTCACCGCTCTGTGGTTTCGGCTGCGGCAGCGGCACTTCCTCTTTCTTCGGCCACAACTGCTTATAGATCCAATCCCAAACCCCCTGCTGTTTGAGATATTCTGGGATCGTGGTCGGCTTGCCTTCCTCGACATGTTTTTTGGTAGCTTCATCAATTTCTTTTTTGAGATCTTCCGGCGTCTTGCCAAGATGCTTTTTTATGTCCTCCCATGCCAGAATGAACGGCGTCAACGGCAACAACAATTTCATGGCCGTCTTAATGCCGTTGGCAACACCTAACAGTGACAGCGCAAACTTGCCTAGCGCCAGCCCCGCGATGACCTTTGGCCAGCTCAAGTTCATCGCCTGAATAACAGCGTCGGCTTGTTGGAATGCCCCCGTCAGCGTGTCGAGCGTCTTCTCGAGTCCGCCTTTGGTGATCCAGTCTGAGATGGCGTCGGATACTTGCTTCGCGATGTCGCCGATCTGCTTGGCGAATTTCTTGCCGCTTTCGGTGCGCAGATAATCATCGAGCGCCTTCATGACTTTCGTCACGGCAGGCGTCAGCTCGGAACCAAGTATCAGGCCGATGTTGCGCGATGAGCGCTCATATTGCATGTTGGCAATTGCCAACGCCTTCATTTGCTCGGTGCTCAATTGCACGCGCTTGCCGAGCAACGGCAAGATCTCGGCGACATCCTTGGCCGAGAACGGCAACCCCGCCTGCTTGAAGAATTCCGCCTGGCCGCGGCGGTCCTTGATCTTGTTCCCGACGCTGATCAGAAACTCGAGTCCGGCTTCCTCGCCTTGATTTTTGATGACGGCGCGCAAGCGGCGGGCGATGTCCGGCCCGGCAATGCTTTTCTCGAGGAAGGCGCCGAACGAAGATTTTTCGCCCTTGACGTAAAAGTCATCGAGCGTCGACAGCGCTTGCTTGATGGCGGACGTGGCCGCTTCCGGCGCCTCACCGAGCCCGGTCAGGGCATCGCGATAGTTCTCAATGAACTTGGTCGAAACGCCGAGCTGTTGCGCGGTGTAGTGCAGTTGGATCTGCTGCCGCGCCATGTCCTGCATGGCACGGACAGCGGTGGCAATGCCTGCCACCACACCGCCGCCGACCAGGCTGCCGAGCGTGAGCCGCGACAGCGTCGACAGCTCGCGATGCACCACGCGCACCGCGGGCGCGAGCCGTTGAAAGCCCGCATGCGCGGCATCAACTCGCGTGTTAGCGAGCTGGCGAAGCTGCGCGTTGATGGGGGCGAGCTGCCGCGACAGCTCATCCCGCAACACCAGTCTTATTTCAATGGTCTGGTCAGCCACGGCTCAACGCTCGCTTGGACTCTCAGCCTCTTGCGCCGCGCGGATGCGCTCGGTCAGCTTCAACGTCCACATCTTGTGACGAGTGATCTCGCCAATCGTCTGTTCAAGGAAGACGCGCGGATCGACGTGGTAGAAGTGCGCCAACTCGTAACAACCGATGATGATTTCATCGGGTGAAATCATGCGCCCGGCGGCGTAAAAAAACGGAACAGCTTCCAAGCCACCGCGTTCCAATCTTTCGCCGACAGCATGCGCACGCTCGACGGCGGGACATTCGCCAGTAGCGACATCATCGCCGCCATCTTTTTCTCATTGAATGAAATCGTCGGCTGCGCCCCCGAGAAATCCAGATACACCGGATTGCCCGCGCGCTCGATGTCGCCGCCGGTCGGCTCGCGCCAGCGCAGTGTAGTGATTTCCTCGCCGTGTGCCTGGATCGGCTTGATGAGCACATGGAACAGCTCGATCTCGGGCTCATCCGACGGTGGCGGCGCCTGGTCCGCATTCGGGTCGTAAGACAAATCCGGCTGGTCGTCGGGCGCCGCCTGCGGCTGCGGCGGCACGTCGGGCTTGAGTGCATCGTGACGCTTGGTGATGTCGTCCATGGATCCTCCATTTCGTTTGTTCTAGACAACGCAATGCACGCCGCGCGCCAGTCAAGACGCGCGCCGCTTCCCCAGCGGCAGCATCAGCCGCCGATTTCCTCGCAGGTCGTGCCCTCGAAGCGAACGCGGATCTGGCCTTCTCGGGTGTTGTTCTCGAAGGCCGATTTGCAAGCGGCTTCCTTGAGCACGTAGGTCTTGCCGTTCATCAGCTCGGCAGTCACCGTGACGTCAACCATGGCGTCGAGTACTTCCAAACTGACCTCTTGCGTGGTCGAAACGTCGCCCTCGATCCAGGGTACGCGCGGCAGCTCTTGATAGCCGTGCACGTAGTCCTGGCCCGCGAGCATGGTGCGTTCGACCGGCGACGATGAGACGGTGAAGTTGCCACGCAACGGCAGTTGGTTGCCGTCGACCTTGAAATACGCCGTTCCGGCGATGGCTTGCGCCATAGCGAGACTCCATCTGTTGGGGAATGGCGCGCATCACTGCGGGCCGAGCGGCCGCGTCCCGCGTCGCGGCCGTTTGGATTGAGCGCGCGGGCGCTGACTCAAGTCGAGTCGTTTTAGCGGAGCACTTCCTGATCTTGACCGCGCGAATACTGCAATCTGAACTGTACGAGCACGGCATATATACGTAACTGATTCACAAGATCTGGCGGCCATAGCACATTAAGCCTATTGGGGTTATTGGGGTCCCTTTCGACTATAAGGTGCTGCTTAAAGCTTTGGACGTCCTCCACTAAACCATTGAACTCATCTATCCTATATTGACTGACAAGCTCGGCCTTGACGATCTTTGGCGTGACGATCTTCTGCCCGACACCGAAGCGCGTGCCATCGTTCGCGAGCTTGTGGCGCGGGAACTTGGTGGTGATGACATGGCGCTGATTGCGGATCAGCCTGGCGAGCGTGGCCATGGTGGTGACCAGCTCATAGGCATCGTCGCTCTGACTGTAGAGGTTGAGCTGATAAGTCGTGGTGTCGCGCATGATCATTGGCTGACCATCCGAGCCACGTTTCTGCGTCGACAGCCCGACACCCGACAGGGTGTTGAGTTCGGGCAGGATGAAAGACTCTTCGGGATGCGCCGACAGCACCTTGTTGAGCGAAAGCGTCTGCAACGGCCTGGCCGGATCGTTGGTCAGGGCGCGCGCAGCTTTCGCGGCGTAGGCCGCCGCCCATTCCCAAGTCGGCGTCGGCGACAATTCTTCGACCGCCATCACTGCGAGCGGGCCGAAGTTCGGTGATACACCGCCCGCGGCCTGATCACCCCACACCACCAGGTCGGAGAAGTTGTCACGCCGGGCGCAGAACAGATGGCCATAGAGCTGGCGCATCCATCCCCAGCGGCCGGTGTCGGTAAATCCCCATTCCTGGCAAAAATCGAATAGCGTGTTGCTTTCGGTGTTGGGCAACGCGACGTATTCGTATTCGTGCTCGCCGAGATTGGCGATGGCGTCGGCAAAGTCAGGTTCGCCGCCGCCGACCACGCCGCCGGTACCAGCGCCGAGATGCGGCGGCACGGCCATGGTCAGACCGGGAGGCAATTCCTGCCCACCCACCTTGCCGTAATAATTGAGCTGCAAGGTGATGTCGTTGCCGTTCTTGCCCGGTGTCTTGCACGTGATCGTCACGTCAGGACCAGCCGCCACTGCCGTGACTTGCAACGACGGTTCGTCATTGATGGCAAAGGCCAGCTCGGTCGCCATGGTGGCTGGCGTGTCGGTTGTGCCGACGGCAATGCCGACATGATGACCGCCGATATAGAGATGCACCATCCCGGCTTCGACCGGCGCCGTCTGAAACGTGATCTTGGCGGCGGCTTGCGTCGAGCCCGAAAGCGGCGCCACCGGTAGCGCCCAGATCTCGTGCGCGAAATTGTTGGCAAAGGCAGCGGCGAACATCGACGCGATTTCCGAGCCCTGACCATATTGGCGGTCGGCCTGCGCTTGCGTGCCGATGGGCTTGGGAATGTTCGGCGTGCCAATCCCGGCGCCTTGCGAGACGACGTCCGGCACCCACGTCAGATTGAACGTCGCGCCGATGCCTGCGCCGTTGGTGGTAACTTGCATCACCGGATTCACCGGCGGCGTCGCTTCGGCGGAAATGCTCCCGGCATCGGTGATGGTGACGGTCGCCACGGCGCCAGTCGTGATGGTGGCCACGGTCAGCACAACGCCATTGTCCAGGTTGATCGTATTGCCGACCGCATAGCCGCTGCCACCGGCGGCGACGGTCGCGGTGGAAACCTTTTGCGTTGAGATGATCATGGTTCCGACGATCAGAATGGGTTGCCGGATGATCGGCAAGCCCGCCATCGACGGGTCGACTTCGGCCCAGAACAAAGGCATGCGCCATTGGGCGGGAATGGCATCAAAGCTGATAGGCATGGGGGTTTCTCCATCGAGAGGGATTGGCGCGTCTCACGACGGGCCGGTGATGCAGGAAGGCGTTACGCCCTCGAGGCCGCGGGCGCGGGCTTGGTCGGCTCGGTTTCGGTCGCGGGCTCACGCGGCGGCTGGCGTTGCCCTTGCCGCGGCGCCTCGAGCTGCTGCTGGTGCGGCTCGGCCTGGTGCTCGCCATGCTCGGCTTGTCGATCGAGCACGATTGATCCCTCGCGTAACCGCCGGTGCGTGAATGTGTCGTTCGGCCACTCGACGGACTGATTTATGTCGGGCATGAAGCGCTTATGCGTGACGCCGTGGCGCAGCGCCTTGCGATATTTTTCTTCGCTTGCGCGTACGCGCACGACTTCGGGCTTAGTCGCGCCCCTATGCTCCCTCCGCTTGGGCATGCCGACGCTGGTGCTGCCGTGCGTTTTCGAAACGATCTCAACCATGGTTATTCCTCTCGGGTTTGCTTGGCTTGCTTTGCTGCTTGTGAAGTCGGTACGGTCCAGTCAGCGATGATCGGCGGCCGCGTCGGGCTGTCGGGATCTTCGGGATAGGGATAGCTGACCTTGAAATGCATCTGTTCGAACACGTCGGTGACGATCGGCTCGAAGCGCGTGCGATAGGTCAGCGTCAGCGTCATCTGCATTTCGAGCGTCGGCGTTTCATTGTCGCGGCCGGCTGCGCCCGGCACATGATCGCAGTCGCCGCCAGTGATGGATTCGACCTGCACGCCATTCGGAAAGGTGTGCCAATCCGGGTCGTGCAACAGCTTCATGATTGACCAGTGCCCGGCGTCGGCAAGTTCTTCTGCCAGCTCGGGATCATTATTCTGGACGATGTAGGACAAGCCGAGCTTGAGCTTGTGCAGAAAGTGCGGCTCGGTGAGATTGTTGGATCCATCCTCGCTGAATTGCTCGCCCATGTAGTAAACGCCCAAGTAAGGAATGTGCTCGGGCTGGATTGCCTTGGCCGTAGTGCGGCTGAATTTGGCAACCGACGTGAATGGCGGAATGAGCTTGCAGCGCTCGAGGATGCCGTTGCGGATCAGCAGACCATAGGAGTTGACATTGACGGTTGCGGTCATTGGTCAAACTCGTATGTCGCTGTCGGCGTCGGCTTCGCGGTGACGATCCTGCGCAGCGTCACGGTGATGGCGCCACCTGCATTGCCGGCACCTGCCAGATCCAGCACTTCGAACAAGCCGCCGGGCACGCCCTGATGAAACGGAATGTCGATGGTGTCGCCTTGCATCGGCAGCACCGGGAATTCGGCAATCAGGATGTCGATATAAGAGCGCGCATCCGACAGGATGCCGCCGTCTTCGGTCATCACGTCCAATTCCTTGGTGTCGTAATAGCCGCGCGCGCCATAGGCCGGTTGGCCTGGCTGCGAGACGATTGGCGTCACCGTGATCGGCCGCGCCCAGGTGTCCCACAGCGGCAAGTAAAGGCTGTCGGTGAGATTGAATAGCATCAGGCCGCCGCCTTGGCTCGAGCTGCGCGCAGCCGCGTGACGAAGTTCTGTGCTTCATCGCCGGCAATGACGCGCAAGTGGAAGCGCTGACGGTTAGTCACACTACTGACGCCGACATACATCGGCTTGAGCTTGCCGCTGCCGCTGCCCACCATTCCGCGAACAGGAACACGCGATGATCGAACCGCCAGATATTTTTTACCGGGCGGGCGGATTAACTTGCCTTTGAAGTTGCGAGCCCTGCCGCGGTGCGGCGGGATCGGAATCCACAGCAACGGCTTGCCGATGCTGGTGCCGCCGTATTCGTACATGTGCAGGAAGCCGGGCTTCAAATAGACGCCGATGCGATAGCCCATGCCGCCGGGCTCGGCCTTGAATTGGGTTTCCAGATTTTTTGCCCAACGCCCGCCGTTGTGCATGCTGCCGGCGATGTCCTTGCGCGAGCGCTCGCGAATGGTGCGCGAGGTTTCCACCACGGCGTCGCGCACCACGGTGGCGTAGTCGACCAGATTGGTTTTGAGTTCGATGGAAAACATCAGATGTAGAATCGGGTGAATTTCGACAGGATGTTTTTGACCGCGGTGGTTTGGATGCTCGGCCCGGTCGTGGTCGCGGCCGCGCCTGCCATGTCCTTGGGCGAGAAATAAATGACTCGGCTTTCCTTGTGCGCCAACATACGAATGCCGCTGCCGCCGGTGGCTGCGGCCGCCGCTTCGGTGCGGAAGCTGCGCACCATCAGGCCCGCGACCTGCTGCAACGGCAGCGGCGCTTCATCCGGCAGCACATAACCGCCGGTGTAGGTCACCACGATTTCGCTCGAGCAACCGCCGAACAGAATGAGCTTGCCGGTGAGTTCTTCGATTTCGTAATCGAACACCAGATTGCCGCTCGGCGACTCGACGCTTTCGATGTCAACAGCCTTGACCGGATAATGCGTCAGCCAGATCCGGCAGGTGCCATCGGGGCAGCATACCGGCGCCACACAGCGCCAGATTTCTTCTACCTTTTCCTTGCCGAAGATGCGGTTGCAATCCCAGGCGATGGCTTCGGAGTTTTGCGAGATCAGCATTTGCAGTTGTGCGTCGGTGCTGACGTCACCGGCCGGGATGCCGAGCAAGATCTTGCAATCGTCGACCGTGATCAGGTCGTGCGACGCCGCGGGCTCGAGGATGTTGACGGTGACGTCGCTCATGACTGCAACAACTCGACCAGCTTGGCGTTGCGGCGGCGCTCGCGTGCCAGCAACAGCATCAGCGCATGGCGGGCGCGGGCAGGGTCGCGCTCGAGCGCCAGGCGCGCGGGCGGACGGGCGGCTGCGGACAGCTCGGCCGCGCCGTGCTTAAGCTCGGCCACGCGTGCGCTGGCCAGCAGCGATTGCTTGAGCCGGTTCATTTGGTTTCCGTGTGGAATTGCTCGAACAGCTCGCGCAGCGGTAATGCCACTTCATCGCCGTCGGACATGACAGCAATTGCACGATAACTGGCGCGGTCGATTCGCCATTTGACGATGCGGGCGCCGGGCGGGCCTTGCTCGCCCTTCACGCCGCGCTCGCCAGGGCGGCCAGGCTCACCATCGCGGCCAGGCTTGCCCGCGCGGCCGACGCCGCAGAGAAGTTGCCAGCCCTCACCAGGACAAGGGCCGGGCGCGTCCTTCAACGCAACGAAGCTCGAACCGTTGACCATGACTAAGTCGAGCCGGGCATATTCGGCTTCGGCCTGGTGCAGCCCGCGCGGGTTGATGGCAGCACCGTCGCGACCGCCGACCGCCAAGCAGATCCAATCGGCGCTATGGCCGGGCCTGGTCGCGGTATCCTTGAGCGCCTGGTAGCAGGCGCCATCGCAGGCGAAGACGTCGCCTTCATAGGCGACCGTATCCGGCCGCCACAGCTTGCCCTTCGGCAGCTTGCCGCGTGGACCTTCCGCGCCGCGCTCACCGGCGACCCCGCGCTCGCCTTGCGGTCCGGACGGTCCCGGTGGTCCGGGTGGGCCGTCAACGCCAGGCTGGCCGGGCGGCCCTTGCTCACCGATGGCCCCGCGTTCGCCCTGCGGACCGGGCGGGCCGTTAGCACCGGGCTGACCGGATGGGCCTTGCTCGCCTATCGGCCCCGTTGCCCCTGCCGCGCCGGGCGCACCGGGCTCGCCGTCTTTGCCAGGCTGACCGGCTTCGCCAGGCTCGCCCTTTTCGCCGCGCTCGCCTTGATCGCCCTTATCGCCGATAGCGCCAGGCGGCCCCGCGGCGCCTGCTGGCCCTTGCTCGCCTTGCAGTCCTTGCTCGCCGACATCGCCTTTCTCTCCCTTGCTGCCGGGCTCGCCATTGATGCCAGGCGGCCCTGGTAGGCCGGGCGGCCCGCGCTCGCCGATTTCGCCAGGTTCGCCGGTGTCGCCTTTCTCACCGCGCTCGCCTGGCGCGCCGTCGCGCACGCGCGCCAGACAGTCATCCACGACACGCCGCACTTCCTCGCGTAGCTCGGCGTTTTGCGCGCGCAGCTCGGCAATGGTGGCGCGCGCCTGCGCCTCGATTGTCTCGCGCTCGCGTGCCCATTGGCGGCGCTGCTCGGCAATGACCTGGCCGAGTGCGGCGCGAAGTTCGTCAAGCTCGCCGTCGAGCTGCAAAGCGTAAGCGTGATTCATTCTTCCTCGCTTTCGCCTTCATCGGATTCCCCGGCCTCGATGCGAGCCTTGACGGCATCAGAAATCTTTTTGGCCGCGGCGTCATCGCCGTCGTCGAGAATGTCCTGATGCAGCTCGGCGTCTTGGTAGTTGCCGTCGTCGTCGATGTAAAAGAATTCTTTCGACTTGGGATTTTTCGTTCCGGTCTTCGGCGGCAGGTCGTCGGCGCGCACGACGCGGAAATGTTTTGCCGCAGATTTCTTTTTGCCGACATAGGCATCGAAGCGCGCCATCGATTCCTTGTCGCCGAAAACCAGCTTGCCCTCCCATGACGAGCCCAGCAACATTTGCTTGCCAAATGCGCTATCGGCAATGGCCCATATTGCCTTCGGGTCGTTGCTCTTGAGCGCGCCGCCGATTTGAGATTGCACCATCGCCAGCACTTCGGGAGTTGATTTTCCCAGCCTGCGATTGATCGACTCGCGGATCTTGCTCCAAGCGCCTTTGGTTGGAACGTAGCCATATTTGGCCCAGGCATAGCCGCCGACGTCGAGATTGGCTTTTGTCTCAAGATGCTTGATGCCAAGGTCGCGGTAGGTCTGCACATTTCCTGCAAGCAACTTTTTGCCGACGCCCTTGGATTGCGCTTCCTTGCTGACTTCGAACAGATCCGAAGTTGCAACGTTGCGTTTGACATCTATCGAGCGCTGAAATTCGCCGACGGTTTTGCCGCCTTCCTTGAGCTTGCCGCTAATCTCTATAAGATGCTCGCGGGTCTGTTTGCCGCCCGGCTTGCTGGTGCCGACATTGAAGCTGCGCAGCGACACCGTCATGTCGCCTTGTGCATCGCCGAGAAATGATTTTTTGAAATCACCGGGATCCATTCCGACGCTATCGTTCCAGACTTCAAGAAACTCCTTTTCGTCCACAGTCGAAACTTTGACGCCCTCTTGCTTGAACTTGCTGGTGCTTTCGACCTTGACCTTTTCCTTGCCGCCGCCCTTGCCGCCGCCGCTTGTCTCATCGCCACCGCTGCCCGGTTCACTGCCGCACAATAAGCCCGTCTCGGGATCCTGGCAGAAGTCGCGCAGCACAATGCGCCGGTCATATTCATCCGCCAGTGCGAGCAAGCTGCGGCGCTCACGCACGATGTTGGCCTTTTTCGGCGGCGGCTTGTCTTCGTCGTCGGACTCGAGCTTGGCGGGTTGCGGTTTGCCGGGCGGTGGCGCACCAGGTGCAGGCGCGGGCGGCGGATGCGGACCGGTCGAGAACGGCGACGGGCTGGTGGGGATGCCTGCCGCGGCAGACAGCGGCACGACCTGCTGTTGGACGCGCGGCTCATCGCCATGCGCGACTTTGGGATAGCTCTCGAGGTTGCGTGCTTCGTTAGGCGCCAGGATGCCGCCCTGCACGGCACGCGCCAGGCTTTCGATGCGATCCTTGAACAGCGAGCGCAGCAACGCCGCGGTGTCCAGCTCAAGGTATTCGTCTGGCACGCCTTTGAGCTGGAACAGCACGCCAAAGGCTTCTTCGATATGCGAAAGACAGAACCCGAGCCCGCTGCTGACCCATGCCTGGTAAAGCGCTTCCACCGATGAAAACGCGGTGCCGCGGCCGCTCTTGTCGGACACGCCGAGCACCGCCAGCGGAATGCGAAACGCGAGCGCGATCTGTTCGTCGCTCATCTGTTTCATTTCCGCGACTTGCGAATCTTTGCCCGGCGTCGACCACGGTTGCACTTTCAAGCCAGCGGTCAGAATCGGCGTGCCGCCTGGTCCGCAGCCGTCGAGCCCGGCGGCTTGCTCGCGCCAGCGCTGGCGCAGCTCATCGACTTGCTGGCGGTTGAGCACCAGATCGGTCGACAGGATGGCCGAAGGCCGCGCCTGGTTGAGATAGAACGCCGTCTGCTGTGCATTGATTGCCGAGCTGGTAGCAATCTCGGACAGCGCAGCGGTCAGCGGCGTCTCGCCGACCAGCGGGAATGGTTGCCGGCGGCGGATGCAATGCAGGCGCACGTGCAGCACGTCGCGCATTGGCACCACCAGGCGCGCGTCCGGCGCCAGGCGCTTTTCAATCACATCGTTGCCGGCCAAGTGATAAAAAATCTCGCCGTTATAGGCGAGCTGCGGCTTGCACTGGAATGGATCGAACATATGCAACGATTCAATCTCGAAGCGATTGTTGCGCAGCGCCAACGCATAGGCGTTGCCCTCGAGATAGACCGAGCGCGTCAGATTCAACATGAAATCTGAAATGCTCTGATAGTCATTCGGATGGCGCAGGATGCGCGATAGCGCCGAATTGGTCACGCGCTCGCGGCCGCCGTTGGCTTTGCTGCGCCAATGGTCGCCTGGCAGCATGGCCACGGTCTGCGCGTAGGCCGATACGCATGCTTCCACCATGGCGGATTGGCTTGAGCCGCCATAGGGATCCATCCCGGTTTGCCACCAGTTGATGGGCGCCCCGTCAGGAAGCCAGCCGCCGGTGACGGGCAGATAGTACGGCCCCGACCGCGGCTCGCCTTCGACCGCGCGCAACACCGCATTGGCATAGACATTTTGCGCCGCCGAGATGACGACGGGCGCAAGCGCCGTATCCATTTTGAGCCTATGTGTGAAAGTGTAAAAAGTGAGTCCCCGCGCCGGGACGGAGAAGGGACTCCAAGTCGGGAGGATTTACGTTGTCTGGCGCGGCGGCTGCGGCGTCGCTTGACGGGTTTGATACTGCGCGCTCGGCTTGCGCGCTTCCACCGTTTTCGCCTCGCTGGGCGGCGGTGCATTCTGCGGCAGGTTGTTGGGATCCGGGCCGCTGCCGTCGTCCTCTTTCTCGAGCACATGAGCGCCGAGCGCAGCAAGATCATTCTCCTCTTGCGTCGGCGTGGGTTTGCCTTGCGACCGCTCGGCATATTCGCGCGCGGAGACTTCCTGCCGCTTGCGATTTTCCTCGAGCTGTTTGCGGGCAGCTTCGTTTGCAGGATCTTCGGCCATGATGGTGACTCCTATGGAAGTTGCTTACTAAGTTGCTTACCAAGAGCGACGCTGTGTCCTGCGCTTACTAGCCAGGACACAAGGTCGCTTACCAGTTGACGTTGTTGACCCATGCGACGCAACCGCTGCGCCGCATTAACCAGTTGAGCGGCATGATCATTCGCAATGCGATGCTGTCAGTCTGAAACAGCGAACGCTGCGGTGACGCCACGGTTCCGGGCGAGCCGGTGCCGACCAGCTCAAGTGGAGTCGTGTCCTCCATATGAAGCGTAGCAGAATCGCTAAGCTCGAAGCGCGGCCCGCCACCGCCGGCCGTAACGAAGTCCGCCGCGTCGACCAGGATGACGGTCCGGGTCGGGATCGTTGCCGAGTCGATGATCGGGATGTTGAGCAACGTGCCCTGACCGATTTCCGCCTTGAACGGGAAGATCCCGTTGGTGTTGGCCAGCGACGCCGACAGCATCTCGCCGGGATTCATCAGGAACACCGGGTTGCGGATGTTGCCCTTGGTGCTGGTGGTCAGCACGCCGACCAGCAGCTTGAGATCGCCGATGATCGCGGGCAGACCTGGCCCGGTCGTTGGCGTCTGCGCCGCCACACCGTTGAGCAAGCCCGCGGGCCGCGTGGTGGTCGCCGGGTTGGCGTCGATGAGCACCGAGTCGATGGACACCGACGTGTCGGTCTGGATGGCTTCGCGCAACACGCCTTCGATGGCGGGTGTGCTGTGCTCGCTCATTTCGCGAGTCCACACGGTGATGACGGCGAGTTTTTTCGGCGTAAGATTCTGACTCGTGAACGCGCCGATGCGGACCGGGATGGCGGCGCCTTCTCCGACGAAGGATCCGGCAATGGTCGGCGTCACCGAACGAGTCGGAATCACGATTTTCGCGGCACGTCCGAATTGCAACGTCAGGCCCCTGGCCGCAAACCGGGTATAGACGGCTTGCGGGATGAGCTGCGGCATCAGCTCGGCATAGGTTTGCTGTGCCAGTTCTTGCGCCCAACCCGGTACTGTGGTCATGGCGGGCGCAGTGGCCGTGCGCAGGATAAGACCGCAAGCGACCCTGGTGACTTCGTCGTCGCCGTAGATCTTTTCGCACGCCTTGATCGGATCAATTTGCCAGTCTTTCGCGAATATCGCGACCGTGCCCGCGCGCACCAGATATTCCAGCGGTGCCAGCTCTTTCTTGCGCTTGGGGATGACGTGCGGCGCACTGATATCGTGGTCGTTGCCATCTTCCGGGCGGCGCTGGTCGTGCAGCACCGTCAACGCCCGGCTCGAGCTGCCATTGCCGTTGCCGTCAGTCGACTTCGCCAGCAGCTTTTCCGATTGCAGCCAGGCATCGAGCCGCTTGCGCATCTTGGCGATGTCGGCATTGAGCGCGGTCGTCGTTTCGATTTCGTCATCTTGGACGTCATCGTTGTCCATCTTCGCCAGAAGCGCCGTCAGCGCGTCTTCCTTTGCCACCAGATCGGTTTGCAAAGCGGCGATCCGTTCTGAAAGCGTGCTCATGATTTTTGAGCCCTTTCTATTGCGAGAAGTTGCGGCATGCTCGCCGGTGGCACCGTTGCGCCGGATGGTCCCGTTTCCTTTGCGTTGCTCCGCGAAAACGAGTCCGAGCGTGTCGGTGGAAACTTTCAGAGACTTGGCCAACGCCAATGCATTGGCGTTGGCAGGTACCGCAACCAGCGAGCATTCGACCAGCTCTTGCTCGAGGAAGCGGAATGGCCCGAAGAATGGATCCGACTTTTCAGTCAGCGGTTCGCGCTTGGTGGCGCGGAAGCCGACCGACACCGCGCGCAGGATGTCAGCGTCAACCAGGCGGCGGATTTCGTCGATGCGCGGTGACGTGCCTTCCGGCGCCAGCTCGAGGCGGCCACGAAGCTGCACGCCGTTGACCTTGACGTCATGCCAGCGACCTACAATGAAGGTCGGGTCGTGCGCAAAAAGTGCTACGGGGTTGCGCTTGAACGAATCTGTTTTCCAGCCATCGGCGGAAATGATGTCGCCCATCCGGTCTTCGGATTCATCCGATAAGACGAAGTGCCAGCCGGTGCCAGCCTTGCGCGCTTTTTCGGCATGCGTGGCGCGGTGCACGTGATCGGCGCCGCTACTGCGCTCCGACCACAGCATGGCGCAGGCTTCCTCATCGTCGATGGCATCGACGCAATCGCTGATGAATTCTTCGCGGTCGTCATAGTCTTCGGGATCCGGTGCTTCGGCTTTTGTCGTCAGCAACCTTTTCCAGAGCGCGATGATGCGTTTGACTTCGGCGGCCGGTGGCGCCGCTAAGTTTTTGCTGTCGCGCCAGTAGCCCATGCAGATCGCAACAGCCTGTTCCTGCGTGCGATCTTCCGGCGCGTCGTCGCCGAATGTCTCGCTCATGCAGCGGGCCATGAAGTCCGACTGGCTTTCGCCAGGCTTGGGTTTCATCGGCATGGGGAATGCTCCCTAGAATTGCGCGAACGCCAGCCAGGTTCCGGCAACGTGCGTGATCGGCCAGCCCGCGGCGCGCAATTGCTCGAGCGCGCCGGTCACTTCGACACCAGGGTTGCCGTAGTCGTGCCAGACGATGACGCCGCCCGGCTTGATCAGCTTGCCCGCGGTGTCGCTGTCGTGCATGACCGCGTCATAGGAATGGTCACCGTCGATAAATACGGCATCACAGGGCTCGAGCTGGTCGGCGACGTCGAGTGAGCCTTGCGGCCGCAGCACCAGGCGAAAGCGCGGGTCATGCGTTGCCCAGCGGCCGGGCTTGTGTTGCACTTCCGATTGCTGGCAGCGCAGCGTCGTCACAAAGTCGCTCGGCACGTCGACGCCGTAATAGCGCTCAATCGTCGGCACGTGCTCGAGTACGCGTCGCGCGGTCAGACCGGATGCAATACCAATTTCGACCATGACCCGCGGCCGCACGCGCCGCAGCAACGCGACCAGCACGGCACATTCATTGGCGTTGAGATAGGCGCTAAACGGTCCGCGCAGCGCCGTCGGGCCGAACGACGCTCTCGCGACTTGCGGTAAGGCCATGCAGTGCGCTCGTCCAATCGCCCGGCGCCGCCTGGCGGCAGATCTTCATGCTCGGATACCACGGGGCCAGCCAGCGCCAGCTCGCCCAATGCGACAGCAGTAACGTTACCGGCCGCTCGAGCGCACCCGCCAGATGCGCGGCGGCGGTGTCGACCGTCACAATCTCATCGAGCGCCAGCATCAGCGACGCGCAGTCGGTGAAATCCTCGAATTCATGCGTGCGCACGCCGAGCGCTTGCGCCTCTTCGCGGCCCTGCGTCTGCACCGAATGCAGCTCGACATCTGGTAGCGCCGCCACCAGCTCAGCCAGCGGGATCGCGCGCGGATAATCATCCTTGAACATTTGCCCGACCGACCAGGCGATGCCGACGCGGCGCTTGCCATTGAGCGACCAGGCGACGCTACGGCGCGGCGCTGACAGCTTGAAATTGGGCAGCACGTCGCCCGGCGTGGCGACGCCGCAAAGATACGGCAACAGCAGGAATGGGCAGAAGTAATCGGCCGACGGGTCGTCAAGCACCGGCCCGACTTGCGCCGCCAGCCGCTCAAGCGCGGGCGCGGTTGCCAGCCCCATCACCACGTCGAGCCCTTGCGCGCGCAGCCAGGCGACATAGCGCAGCGCCATGATGCTGTCGCCGAAGCCGTGCGCATGCAGCGCCAGCAGGCGCTTACCTGCCAACGGTTCACCGTGCCAGGGCCGCATTCCGGCCGCGAGCGCGGCCTTGCATTGCGGGCGCTGGAACGGCGGCATAGCCTCGCAATCAAAATATTCGCTAAAACCTTCGTGCCACCGTCCGACCGCCAGCAACATGAAAGCTCGGTTGAAGCGCGCGTGCACGGTCGGCGCGATGACAATGGCAGCATCAGCCTCCAACAGCGCTTCATGGTTCTGATTGCTGCGGAACAATGCAGCGGCGCGATTGAAGTGCATCAGGTAGCGGTCGATGCTGACGCCGGGCCGTTGCTCAATCGCGCGATAGCCGACGGCTTCGCCGCTGCGCATGACCAGCAGCGGTTCGTTCGGCGGCTCGGGCTTGTGGCCATTGCGGCCGTGCACTTCGAGCAGCTCGCCGTGCTCGGTCAGCCCGCGCCAGCCGGTTTCGGTTACCTCACACGCGACGACAGGATCCAGGTCCGGCAAATCGCCGAATCCAGAAAAAATCGTTTTGCCCTTGTTTGTTTCCATGCAGATCAAGCGCTACTTTATTGAAGTTAGGCAAGGCCCGGCGAGGCTAGGCATGGCGTGGCTCGGCCCGGCGGGGTTTGGCCTGGCATGGCAAGGCAAGGAGGAAGGCCAGGAGTTCGCGCTTCTGGCCTTCCGATTGTCATTTCCAAACAGGAGTCATCCAAGCGAAAGCACGCGGGTCGCGCAAGGCCCAGGTCACGGGCCAGCGCATTTTAAGGCTCATAGTATCCGTTTGAAACATCGAGCGTTGCGGCCCCATGGTCCCGGCGGGACCGGGCACGGTATCCATCACTAAGCTCGCGGCCTTCGATGTCTCAATTTCCGGCTGCGGCGAGAACGCTGCCACCAGCGCCGCGGGCGCAATCGCCAGCACGTCGTTGATGACCGCGCTCGAGCCCAGCACAATGACGTTGGTTCCGCTCGGCGCGCCGCTGGTGCGGGCATTGAACAACATCGCCCGGCCCGGCGACATGACCAGGATAAACGGCCCGTTGCCGCCGACCGGCGCGAGTTCATTGAACAGCACGCCCATGTCTTCGTAGAACGCATAGGTCGGATCGGCATTGTTCGACGCCGTCGATGCCGCGATGCCATAGCGCAGGCCCGCCGGGCGAGCGGCGTCGCCGGGATTGGCGTCGAATAGCACTTCGTCGAGCATCCGGCCGGCGGCGTGCGTCAGGGTATCTTCCACCAGCGCTTCGGCGTTGCTGCTTTCGATCATCTCCCGCGTCAGCACCGCGATGGCAGCGAGCTTGTGCGGCTCGAGAAGGGCAGGCGATGCCGCGAGCTGGCGCACCGGGATCGGAGCACCTTCGGCGACGAAGCCAGCATTGCCGAACTCGGCCACAAAGCCGGGCGCACTGATTGAGCCGAAGCCGTCGAAGTTGAGCACCAGGCTGTTGCGGAAGATCTCGGCGGCCGCCGACGCCGGACCAAGCGCCTTGAGATTGTCCGCCACCATGCGCTGCGCCAGCTCGGCGGCCCAGCCCGCCACCGATGTCATGGCCGGCGCCACCGCCGCGCGTATCACCCGGTCGCTCGGATAACGCTCGGCCACCACGTCCTCAATCCGGCGCCCTCGCACTTGCGCAATGATTTGTGCCGTCACCAGGCGCACGAAGCTGTTGCCGCCCGGTAGCGATGGCTCGGGCTGGAATGACGGCTTCACCGGCTGCGGCGGCGTCATGAGCATGTTCATGTTGCGGTGCCTCTACACGAAGTATTTCAAAGCTGAAAGGCGGCGCCTCCGAACAACAGGGAGAGGCCGAAGGCGCCGCCCGGCGGACTGTCGGATGCGGCAGAGCACGATCAGCCCACCCTTCCGCGCACGTGAGGCTGCCGACATCACGCGCGGGGAATCATTAGCCTCATGTGCCCGGCGGACGCAGCGTAACGATGAACGTCCGATCTGCCGTTTGAACAACCGGACCGGCGAGCGGACCGGACCGAAACTTCCACCAGCCAATGCCGGAAGACCACGGCTCTATGTTGATCATGCGCGCGCTTCCGGGAATGACAGCAAGCAACGCTTCCCTGCCTGAGAGATCAAGCAAGTTGTGATAGGTGACGCCGTCATGAGAGATTTGAAATGACAGGTTAGCAGGCGTCCATTGCAGCGGCATCTGAATCCGCGCAAGATAACCCTCGGTGCAATCCACCCCGGCCGAAAGCGATTGGCCAGCAAGAATTATAATGCTCACGGCGGGACGGGCGACAGGCATTTTGTCTTTGCCTTCCCTAATTACATCAGCAAGCGCCAGGCGGTCGGCTGCACCAGGTATTCGCTGTCAATCTGCAAACGATTGTTGACACACCGGGCCAGGAACACGTCGCCATTGCCGTCGAGAACTTCCACCGTGCGGCCATCGCGCGGGATGCTCTCGAGCGGATGCCACTCGGGCACCGCGTAGCCGTTGACCCGTTGTGCTGTGTGCAGTGCCATCTGTTGTCCTCCAACCCCAATCCGGAACGGCCACGTCACAGCCAAATGTCCCCAATGAGGCATGGGCTAACCTGCGATCATTTGTGTGAGCCATCTACATGCGCACGACGAACATGCCGACGCCTTGGCTGATCGACTTCCAAACCGGAACGATGCACGACATGGCGCAAGTGATGCGAGATCGCGTGCCAAAGATCTTCGTTGTTGCGGTCGCGCCGCAATTGCCGGAAGTCCTCATGCGCATGGCAAGCATGCCGATGGATGGCGTCATGATTGTTCCAGCTCATAGGAACACTTCCGCCTTGAGCCGATCGATGATTGCCATCACATCGGCGTAGGAACAGTCGACGGGCCTGCGATCTTCGAGCTGCGGATGCGGCGACATCATCCAAGTGTGCGCTTCGTCCTGGCTATAAAACTGCCGCAGCTCGGCCCACACCAGCGCGCGCGCGTTCGGCTTCATCGGAATGTCGTTCGGGCGCATGTTGAGCAACCCTAGAAATTCGAGGCCGTACATTTTCAGCCAATCAACGCGCTAATGTCCACCACCGCCATGCCGCGATCGCGCGCGCGCAACCCCATCATCATCGCCAGCGCCACAGCGCCGTCAATGCGAAACCTGGCTTTCTCTTTGTCCAGCTTCCGATTACCCGCCGGATCCGTGGTCGCAATCGCGTTGCTCATATTCCAGATCAAGACCGGATTGGAATCGTGCACCACCTGGTGCTCGAAGATCGCGTGCTCGAGCGCATCAATGGCTGGCGACATATCGCGGTAGCCTTGCCCCCAAGGCACCACACGCAAGCCATCGCCACCGCGTGGCAGCTTGCCAAACTCCTGCGGCTCGGTGCTGTCGCGAAATGATTGCAAGCCAATGCGGTCGAACTCACGCATCAGATTGTCAATGCGCCAGGCATCGTAAGCCAGCCCACGCACGCGATAAGTCACCGTCAGCTCGGCAATGAAGTTCGCTACGACGGCCTGGTCAATGCTGCGGCCGGGCGACGTCATCAGCCAACCGGCATCGCGCCATTGCACATAACGCTGATTGCCCGAACCAAAATCCTTGTTCGATTGCTCAACCAATAATTCGTCCGGTTTCCAGAAGAACGACTTCACCTTGCACGGATCCGTCACCGAGCCCATCACCACCGCGGTCAAGTCAATGACGCTCGACAAGTCGACACCTAGATAAACTTCCTCTTGCGGCTCGAATTCCACCTGGCCCGCACAGCTCGACCACTCTGCACGCGAGATCAATGTAGATGCCGGATCAACCCGCTGATTCAAAAAGAGGTTTCTAACTTTCGGTTCCTCCGCAGGCATGCGGACGGCCTTGCGGATCCCGGAAATGAAATCTTCCTTGTCGCGAAATGACCCGAGCGCCGGATTGGCCCGCAACCATTCCGCCTCATCCGTCAGCTCGCAATCTTCCTTGGCCGCATGCAAGTGACAGACAATGGTCGGATCAATTCCCGCTAGACCATCGTCAATCAATTTCGACAGCACGTGCTCGGGGTCGTTGCTCTGTGTGCTCATCACGATGAACAGCGGTTCCTCGCGCGCACCGAAACTTGTATCGAGCACATCGTACAAATCCCGATTCTTGGCTTGTGCCAGCTCGTCGTACACGACCAAGCTGGGGGCGAATCCATGCTTGGTGCCCGCCTCCGCGCTCACCGCCCGGTAAACCGAGCCGGTGTCGCGCGCCACCATGGTCTTGGTCGACGGCACCACATCAATCAACTCGCGCAGCTCGGGCTCGAGCCCAATCAATTGCTGGGCGAACTTGAACACGATTGCGGCCTGGTCGCGGTCGTTGGCCGCGCTGTAGATCTCGCCGTAAGTTTCCTTCTCCGGGCCAACCAGATGCGCCAATGCGATCGCCGCAATCAAGGCCGTCTTGCCGTTTTTTCTCGCCATACTGAGGATTGCACGACGCACCGCGCGCTTGCCGTTCGGCAGCGTCGGCTCGTAAATGTCTTTGATGAATGCCTTCTGCCAGCGTTGCAGCTTGAAGCGCTTGCCCTTGCCAACGCCGGACGGGATCGTCAGCAACTCGATGAAATCAATTACTCGCTTTGCGCGCCTCTTGCCCGCGGCGCTGCGCGTCACCTGACTGTTCAACCAGGTCGCCGAACTTAGATTTTTGTCCAACAGCGATTGGGTTGATGCGGGCTCGAGCCGCGGGGGTAAATCCGAATTCAATGGCATGACGTAACACCTGCCTTGACGCTTCGCGCTCTTGCGCAATCAACGGATTTGCAAGTACGCGCGTCCCACCACCGTGCGTCTTGCCTTCCTCAATGACCAGCTCCCCATCGGCAACTGCTTTCTTCAATGCCTCAACTAACTCTCTCCGCACCTCAACCGCATGGCAATACCCCGCCAACGGCTCGAAATCGACCCGGCTCAATATCCTCATCTCAATCAACAATTCAGCAACGCGATACCACTCCGCTTGACCTACCTCGCCAAGCCAATCAGGCGCGTTCGGCAAGTCCGTCACCCGCGGCGCTTCCACCTCGGGCGGGATGATTTGCTTGCCAGGGTTGCCGCGCAGCATCTTGATGCGCGCAGGAATTGGGGTCGGTGCCGCCATGGATTGCCTCGCATTCGGTCAGAGAACGCCAGAGAAGGATTTTTCTTGCCGCCAGGTCATCAGACAGCGGCCACCCGAAAATCGCGGCCCTAACGCGCCGAATCGGTTTCGGGCGTCAAAAAGAACA